TTTCAATGTCTCTTTTTTTGCAAACCCCATGATGCGGCTGAACTTGTCTCCAAGTCTAACACAACAACCCTTCCATGCAGGAATTCCAGCCATCTCACAGGTTCTAAAATTTGCAAACACATCTACATCATTTGCATAATCATGACGTTTGGCATCATGGGTTTCTCTCATCTTATCTAACAATTCATAAAATCTTTCACTCTGCGACATTATGTTCTCCCATTATATGACTAAAGTTTTTCACCTTATGAAACTTAATTGTGCTTCTAAACTTGTCAGCAAGAACATCTTGTTTGTGACTAATCACAAATACATTCTCATTACCCAGCGTATTCAAAATTTTAAGAAATTCATCTGTTCCTGTGGCATCAAGCGAGCTATCAAAAATTTCATCAAGTATCAACAGATTCGTATTGGTGCTGTTCTTCATCTTAGCAACAGCTCGCCATGTAAAGAGTAGTGCCAGATCAATTCGCATTTTCTCACCCTCACTGAATGATGCGTAAGTGAATTCATCTCTATATCGTGATTTGATGGTTTCGTTGAAGTTTTCATCCAACGTAAAATTCACATAAAACTCCATCGACGTAAGATAGGTGTTAATCAGCTTATTCATAATGGGAAGATACTGCTTAATAATCTTGGTTTTAATACCACTATCCATTAGCATATCTCTTACTGCCTCTGAATATATCTTATCTTCTTTCAATTTTGATTTTTGTTCCAACGAACCGGAAAGAGATTTGTTTAACTTCTTCAGTTTCTTATGATCACTTATATGAACCTCACCAATATTTAATTGATCAAGTTCTGCCTGGAGCGTAGCATTGAATTTTTCTAGTTGGATAAGGGAACTATTTTCTTTGGCAATATGAACTTCATTGTCTCTAATCTTATCTGAAATATCCGTTATTTCTTTTTGTCTCTGGGATACTCTGAGCAGTTCTTCTTTGAGTTCTTCTATTCCAGAGCTAACCTTGTCTGATTCCTTTTTCTTCTTATCTATCATTATGGATTTGAATACTTCATCAATATGTTGTTGACATGTTGGACAATCTTCATTGTTCTCAAAGAAATCAACAAGCCGGTTATGCGTTCTATGTTTCTCTTTTAGTTGAGATTGTATGTCTTTTAGTTTGTTATACTTGATATTGACTCTCTTATCATCCTTAATTTGAAGTAAAAGTTCCTTATTATTCTTCTGATAAAAAGTTATGTCTCTTTTCTTCTTGAATATTTCTTCCTCATTACCACCAATAAGAGTGGTTTTTTCTTTTATTAACTTATCCTTATTTTGCTTCATTTCAAGAATATATTTCTCTTGGAGTTGAATCTTTTCTTCGGTTAGGTCAATATTATAATCAAGCTCCCTTAGGCTGGCTATGGTATCTTTGATTTTCTGCCGAACCAGAATATTCATGGTGGAAAAAATCTGAATGTCAAGAATTTCTTCTACCACTTCTCGGCGATGGCGAGCACTGAGCTGCATGAATGGAATGAAAGTGGATGCTCCAAGAATAACAACCTGTGTAAAACTTTGGTAGTTTAGCTTAAGAATCTGTTGTTCAAGATAGCGTTGATAATCTCTTGTATTAGCATCTTGATTATACATATTACCATTGACATAAATCTCAAAGATATTTGGTTTGATTCCCCTAATCACTTTAATCTTCTTAGGGCCTATTTCAAACTCAACTTCAACTACGCAACTGCCGTTGTTTATGGAATTCACAAGCAGGGGTTTGTTAATATGGCGGAATGGCTTACCGAATAACCCAAAGCACAAGGCATCAAGAATAGTTGATTTTCCAGAGCCATTCTCACCAACAATTAAAGTTGTTGGGTTTCTGTCTAGTTGAATTTCTGTGAAGTTGTTGCCGGTACTTAGTAGATTCTTCCATCTCACATATTTAAAGTTAATCAATTAGAGGTCCAAATCCTGAGCTTCATTGTATATCGTTTTCATGGTGTTCTTGAGTCGCCCCTTGTCCAGCGTAAGAGGTAGTTCATCAATATATCTATCAAGAAGAGTTATAGTATCTTCCGTATTCTCCACAATATCATCAGATACATTACTAGCATCTAGATCAGAGAAATCTTCAATTATCTTAACATCAAACGCATCAGCCTTGAATAGATTATCAACAAACATATCAAATTTGTATAAATCCTTTTTATTCACCACAATCAATTTCACATATTTATCCTTGAATGATGACATATCAAAATCTTTATCAAACGACGGCAGTGTATCATCATAATAAATCTTTTTAAATATTGAATAGGGATTCACAATTCTTTCAAGCTCTCTTGTCTCCGTATCAAAAATATGAAATCCTCTTGGATCATTCCAATCATTCCAAGTAATTTCATATGGTGTGCCAAGATAGAATATTTGGCCATCATCTGATTTGTGATGGAAGTGTCCGCTGAAAACCATATCAAATCTGCTGAACAATTCTTTTTTGAAATCTCCATCAATGCTGGAAAATCCCTTATACATTTCAAATCCAGCGATTTCTAGATGCCCCATAACAATCTGCGCTGAAGAAGTCTTTAATGCTTCCATAGATTCATCATAGTTCCCCGAATTGATCCAAGGAATAAACTGAATAGGAACACCATCAAACTCCACTACTGTTGGCCTGTCATAAACAGTAACATTATCATAACTGTCTAGAATTAAATTTAAAGTATTTACTTCGCTGGTGTTTTTAAAATAAGTTGTGTGATTGCCTACGAGAGTGTGTAGATTGATATTATATTCTTTCAACTTATCAAACCACATCTGCTTGGTTTTTTTCAAAATATTTAGATTAACATACTTTCTTCTATCAAAAGTATCTCCTAGATCAACAACATTTGTGATGTTGTTTTTTAATATATAAGGAAACCAGATTTCAGTATAGAATTTTTCAAAATAATCCGAGAAAAGTAAGCTATCATTTCTAGCACCGAAATGTTGATCAGTTATAAGAGCTAACTTCATTCTTTATCCATAAATTCTTCTAGGCCATTCTTCTTTTTAGATGGAACTTTCTTCGGTTTATATACATCTTCATCAGGCAATAGTTGATCTGGATTAAATCCCCCTACAATATAAGATGTATCATCACCATCCATCGTGTTATAACTTTCATAACTTCTACTTTCAATCATCTTATTTCTTATATGAGTTTGTTTCTTTTCTTTTTGAATTCGTCTTATAAACGCATAATAAATTATTTGCGTAAAATAAGCAAATGGGTTACTTGATTTTTCTGAATTAAAGTTTGATACATATTGTAAACAATTTTCAATACCATCAGAAATCATATCATCTCTATATGTGTAATTGATAAAATTGGGCCGATATGATAAATGGGTTGCAATTTTCAAAAAACATTCTCCAATATAATTTGTTACTGGAGGTTGAGGTTTTCCTTCTTTTTCATCAATCAAACATTTTTCTTTCCATTTAATCATATCTTGTAAGAATAATTTATTATCAACATAATGTGGTTTTTTTGCTTTATTCACTATAGCTCCTTTGCAATTGTAATATAAGATATTATACACCAATTTACAGATAATGTCAAGTACCAAAAGAAATTTAAAAAGAGGCTTGACATAACAAGAAAAATGATATATATTAGCTATGCTGAGTTTTTAATGAATAAGTTTGCTTGGGTTAGGTAAGTCATCAAGTAATTCTTCATAAGTTTCTTCATCATTATTATCATCATCATCAGTATCATCTATATTTGTAAAATCATGATTACGCATTTGTTTTAAAACATATTCATAATATTTAATCAGGCCAGGAGAGGCATCTGATATTAAAAGAACATGTTTTAAAGAAAGTTGAAATGATACTGCTTCTGTCATTGGTTGAATCCATTGAGATAGTCCTATAGAATCTCCTTCAGCGCCTGTTAATATCTTTGGCAACATTTGCATCTTTAAAGGATATATAACTTTTATTTGATTTTCTGAGTTATCATTATCTTCCACTGTACAAATAATATCTTCACCATTGCTCAACTTTATAAACTTATAAGGAATTGATTCTTCTGTTGTCATTTTAATTTTACCTTATTTATTTCGTAATTAAATTCTTCTTGATTGTAAATATTTAGTCTTGATATAAAGTGTGTTAGTGTGTAATTTTGTCTTTCTTTATATGATATATCGTCAGCAAGATCATATATCAAAATGGAATCTTTATTTGATGATGTACGCAATCCTCGGCCGATTGATTGTAACACTCTGATTTTTGATTTACTTGGACTTGCGAGCACGATGTTATTAATATTCCTAATATTAATACCTTGGCTGAAAGTACCGTAGCTTGCAATAGTGATTGAATTCTTTTCTTTATCAACAATTGCTCGTATATTTTCTCTATCTTCTGTGGAAGTTCCACCATAAACAAAAAATATAGGTAGGTTTTCATTTTCTTTATCCTTTACTTTATCATATAATATTTTACCATGTTTCTCTACTAACTGAAATAAACACAAGGTATTACCATTAATATGTAACAACAGATTAGTAATAAAACTATTTCTTTTATCATTACTTACAATATATTTTAGTTCTTCATCATATGACATTTTCTCTCTTATTGGAGGATGTTTTAGAACTATACATTTTATCTTCAGATTGGCCAGAGTTTTTTTGTCCATCAACTCTTTTGTTGTTGTTACCTTTTCTACTGGGCCAAATAACCCCTCTAAAATAAGTTTATGAGTTTGCGTACCATCTAACGTCCCTGTAAGACCAAACCGATACTTACATTGATATAGTTTTGTCATAATGCCTGTAAGTGATTTTGCTTTAAACAGGTGTGCCTCATCTCCAATCACACATCCAAAGTTCTCAAAATACTTTTTAGGCATCTTGTAGATAGATTGCCAAGTAGATATAACTACGGGCTTAGTTACTTCTCTGTTATATCCTTGATAAATCTTCTGACAATGTCCTGAACTCCAACCATAATCCTGAAAATCAGAATACATTTGTTCCACCAAGGATGTAGTTGGCACCAGTATTAATGTTTTAAGGCCCATCATATGATAATAGCGAACAAGGGAATATATTATTAAAGATTTACCAGAAGCAGTAGGAGAAACAATAAGAGCACGATTTGTGGAAATAGCATGTTGTATCGCATCAAACTGATAATCCCTGACTTTAAGAGATTTTCCTTTTGATTTTGGTTTAAGGCTGTTAACAAATCCTTTAACCACTTCCCGGTCAACCACATTTTCATTTTCTATTCCTTCCTCTATTATATATGAAATACCATTATTGTCACAGAACTTCTTAATATATGAAAGCAACCCCACATATATTTCTCCTGATGTTGGCGAGAAAAGTCTAATTTTACCATCCCACATTCTGTTTCTTACCATCGGCATAAACTTAGCGCCAGGAACTTCAAAAGTAAAGTAGGATGTTAATTCTTGTAATGTAGATTGTTCTAAATCTTTAAGGATCAAATAGACTTCATTTTTCTTAGATATGAGCATTTTGTAAAGTATTTGATTCTCCGTATTCACCTCGGAGAATCACATTCCATGAAATTGTAATACGTTCATCAGTATTTGGAGGAACCCAATGTTGTAACCAAGAAGGAAAAATTACTCCATGACCAGTTTCAGAATGTACTTGATACATATGTGAATTTTGTATTATATATTTTTCTCTTCTAGGAACAAAAACTTTAACTTGTGGCCTGGGTTCAAAAAATTGTGTACCAGAAGTTTTATCATTTGCCTTTAAATAATATATACCAGAATGTAAGCTGTTAGCATGTGTATGTGGTGGGTGTATACTGCCATCTACTTGTTTATTTGCCCACATTTGGGTAATCTCAACCTCCTGACTCAAATAGCCTTCCTGTACAAAAATATTTGAACTAATTGCTTTGGCAAACTCTACCAATGGTGTAAAACAAGTCTCCATATGTAAATTATCTTTTCCCTGTTCTAAACCAAAAGGTAATCCTTCATTTGTTTTTACATCAATATATTTGTTTTCAAATTTACCATAAATATAATTTAACATTTCTTCATTCTGTTCATCTGTTATTTCAGACTTAAAAGAATAAATTGTTGTCGGAAATAAATTTATTTTTTTCACATTAACCATGCTATTATACTCCATCTTCTTCCCTTTGTAACTTTTTTTGCTTCATGAGGAAACATAAAATTAGAAGGAAAGACTATCGCTGAACCCTTTTCAGGGCGATAAAGTCTATCTGCTACCACAAATTCTCCGCCTTTGTAATCATCATTTAAGAATAACAATACAGATACTTGTGGATATCCATAAATTTGACCATGGCTATGGTGTATGTTATCTACATGGCTTGACATAAAACCACCTTTTAAATAACGATTAATACGAAAATCTGTGATATGTTGAACACTAAAAAGAAGATGTTTTTCTGAATATTTTTTGATTGCATGTTCAAAAATAGCTTTGATATCATTATACCAAACATTATCATTTTTAATCCACACTTCATCCATACGCACTCGCTCACTGGAAATTTCAGTTTTTCCTTTATGACTTGAATATGTTGATGGTTGAAAATTAAAACGATAGTTTGTTATATT